AGAGCCACTTGACAAATGTCGGTGGATCCCTTACTATGGTACAGTCCATCAGAGGAATCACAATGATCTCTACAGAACGGTCAATTATTGACGAAATCAGAGATGATCTTCAACTTGACGATTACTATCGTCGTTTTGAGAAGAACAAACTTCTCAATGAACTTGATTTCTGTGATGACCTAATTGAAACTGACTATGTTTTTGAGTCCTACTACGATTAACTACTAAGGAGAAAATGGCAAGAACACATCGAAAGTATTCCAGTGTCCGTAACCGGAACGATCGACATGACAAGATCAATGATGCAATTAATGCAGAATGTGAGTTTGAAGAACAGTTAACAGGTTACAAGATTTCTGGTAAAAAGAGGTGGAATCGTCAACATTCCCCTGATTTTGATACCGATGAGTGGTGAGATCCAGCGAGAGGTTTAGTTACCCAGTATTCGATTGAATACACTTATTAATTGGATATTTTGAGATTAAAAAAGTCTCACCACCAACTTCATAGTCTTCCAACCCTCCTTATGGAGGGTTTTTTATAGCTAATATAGATCAAGGAGGATTAGATGTATAACTTTGATGAGTATGACCACCAACTCAGAAAATTTGAAATGGTAGTAATTACTGCAGTAAATATGGAAATTGGTGATAAAATTAGTTCTGAAGAAGCATATCAGAGGATTAAGAGTGGTTATGCAATTCTGAAGAAATTCAGGAAAAAAGACAAAAAGAATTCCACCTAAATTATTATGGTATGAACACACAATTAACTATGACTGACACTAAACTACAAAAACGTAAAGATGCATTCTTCATTTTCTATGAGAGTGTATTAAAACCTGATTCTGAGTTGAGATTGTATGCTCATGATCAAGAATGTTATCATGAACTGATGGAGTGGAGACAAGAAATTATCACTTATCTTGATGAACGACGGAATCAGGAGTTTTATTCATGATGCTGTATTATTATGTGTTGTTAACTATATTTGGTTTAATTGCAGCACTAATGATAACAGATCCAAATATCTCTGCATATGTTGATCTTAGACTTAGACTGATCTATGTCAATATCAGGAGACTATGGATTTTGACAACAATGTATCCTAGTATGATGTTTGATAAATGGAGATTTCAAAGAGCATTAAGAAAACATCGCGAGAAAATGAATGGACGAAAGGACTAGATTAATTCTTGCTATACAACAAATAGAAAACGTTGTTAGTCTAACACGCAATAATGAATGGAAGAACTATATCTATGGACATTTAAACAGTGTTCATGTAGAATTACACAGACAACTTAGTTTACTGACTCATGGTGAAAAAAACAAACAAAAAGACTGATAAGAAAGGACGTGAAGAAATTTGGGAGTGGGAAGAAACTCCTGAAGTAACTGCTGCTGTTGCACGATTGCACGAAACTATTAGGAGGAACAATGAAACTACTAACACTTGAAGATTATCAAAAGGCAGGGGAAACTTTCTGGCCTAAGTATTGGTACATCGCTAAAGAACTTGGTGAAGATGCAAAGGCAGAAGACATTCTGAAAGTTATGGAAGCAGTCGGTGGTGTTGCATTGAAGATTGCACTAGAAGAAAAAGAAGGACCATTTGGATTCAACAAAAAGGATGAAGATGATGGAACAACAGAAGACAACTGAAAGAATACCAACGTTACAGGACTCTCTTGGATCTAATCCCACAATTGAACAAAACATTCCAGAAGATGTTGAATGGATTGATGATGCGTTTTACATTAAAAAAACTAGATTTGGGTTGCATACTAGTATTCTTAAAGAACCCCTTGGTGCTAACTTCATTACTGCTCTAGAGTATGAAGGATGTTTAAAAATTACACGTTGGCATCTTAAATGTTTGCAAGAAGGTACACTACAAAACTACACTCGTAGAGTGAATACAACATCCGGTGTTAAATTATGATGAAAGATAGTTTGAATGTTATTCAGAATGAAGATGGATCATTCTCTATTGAATGGAATCCAGATGATGAAAGATGGTCATGGTTAAATAGCATGACTGAAGAAGAGATTAGTAAAATGCTTTCTGATTATGTGAGAGAAAATGTTACTGATTCTCTGGTTACAGACGACTCTCTGACTCCTGATGCATAGGACAGGTAAGGAAGTGTCACACAGACGCTTCCAGACCCCTTAGGCGGTGGTATATTAGCCATGTTGAGACAAACACCACATGCAACTCACTTCAAAGCGTCACTCCATGGTTGTTGAGTTCCGTCCCCACAACATCTTGACGGACAAATTTGTTTATACCTTGAAATTCAAAGGTGATGCACAGTCTATGCGTCTTTTCTCCAAAAAAGAGATGATTGAGACTGTTAATTCTCGTCTGGATATTCATGGTTACGAGGTAACAGATTTCCTGACCGAACCTCAGTCCTATATGCCTGCTGCTTGTTGAGTATGTCTTTTATTAAACAGTACCTTTATTATTTGGAGAATGAACCAATGACAACTACACTCTCTGTATCTAATCTAGAGTATGAAGAACTTGTTCTTCTGCAAGAGATTATGATTGATGTTTGGGAATTTGGTATTGACAAGGGTCATGCCAGTTATGACAAAGAAGTATTTGATAGACTCTACGATAAAGTTCTACGCTCATGAATAATATAGTTATCATAAAAACTGGTATAGATCCTAAACCAATCTTAAATCAGGTTTATGATAACTATGATGATTGGGATTGGGTATCATCTCTCAATCCTAATAAGATTGGTGGTGACAAAGATCCTTATGGTTTCTTACCACTTGTATGGGCAAAGGTAGGATCTGGAGAGAATCCAAAGAATGTAGACAAACAGCAAGAAACTCCTCTGTACTCACACTACAGTGAGGTGAGAAAGTTTCTGCGTGAGAATAACATCAAACGCACAGGGCGTGCTGCATTCTTTAGATTGAAACCGGGTGATTCTGTGGGTATGCATATTGATGAAGGAACATATTATTTGAAGAAAGATAGATATCATTTGTCATTACAATCTCGTTATCAGTATTATGTTGGTGATGAGACTATGGTTGTTGAACCAGGCACATTCTTCTGGTTCAATAACAAAATACCACACGGTGCTATAAACATTGGAGATGTGGATAGAATCTCTTTAGTTTTTGACGTACCACACAACCAATCCAATCCACATCACGAACTGTCACAAGGCTAGTTGTATGGGGTTGGATCTGGTGTATATTAGCCACATGGAAACAACCACTGCAACTTATCGGATCCAAGTGACAACAGATGAGGGACACTTGTCGTTCCTCAAAGTGATGCCAACCAAACCAAAAACATCTAAGGGCATCAAATCACAGAACAACAAACTATCGAAGTGGGTAGAAAAACAGTACCCTAACTTCACATCCTACGACATTTCTATTCTCGACTGATGATTACCTCAAAAGCACAAATGCTCCGAATCATGAAAGATTGTGATGGGGCAGACACTCTCACTCGTGAAGAAAAGTTTCAAGTCTTCGTTAGAGTGTGTGATAACATGCTCAACCAAGGTAGAATGACCAAGGCAACACACAAACGATTCACAGAGATCTGGTGACCAGTCAGGGAACTGTCCACCAGTTCCCCATCAGACCCTGATCTGATGTATATTAGCCATGTTGAGACGAACACCAATGACTGACTTCATCTGCGCTTACTTCGGTGATGACTGGACAATCACTGCTCGTGGGTTTTCATCACTCAAACAGGCAGAAAAACACGGACTCTACATGATGCCAACTGCAGGAGTCTTTGGTTTTGCTGTTATCTCAGAGAACGAAGATGCATGGGTTGTGTATGATCAGTTCAGTATTCTTCCTCCTACCAATCACTCGATTGAGAGAGTAGAAAACAACAATTTCAAAGTTTCCCTGAACATTCCTTCTCTTCAGTATGTTTGACATGATGCACATTCAGAACACGACTGGTATCAAATACCATCGTAATCTCAACTTTGTCCTTTACAATGAGGTAGTTTACAACAATGGCGAAATCATCGGTGCTATCTACGAAGATAAAGAGAATGGTGGTTTCTCGATTAAAAAAATTGTTGAAACCGATAGTGGGCCCGAGTATAATTTTGTTGGTAATTTCACTACTGTAAGTGATGCTAAAGAGTTCATTAACAACGCAGGTACTCTCTGATGTCTAAAAACTACGATGTTCTAATTCAAAAGAACGGAAGAATTCAATGGTTGTCTGTACCAGGATGCATCACACATGCTGAGGCACGTTCTCAAGCAGAACAGATGTATGATGGTAAAGTACTACAAACCAGGTTCAATGGTGTAGACAACGATGATGACGATGATGACGATTCTAGTAGTGGAAGTATTTCTGATACTTTTGCTTGGTTATCTCTCGCTGCTGTCGGTGTTGGTCTCTTTCTAGTCATCTCCATGTGGCCTATCTTCCTGATCGGCGGCATCATTTATGGTCTTTACAAAATCTTCAAGAAATGAACAAAAACATTGAACTATTCGCTGACCTGGAAACAAATGCAGGTAAAGTGATTGATAATCATCTCGATGATATCGAGAAGCGTATGAAGAAACTAGAGAGGAAAGATAGGTGGCGTGATATCCTTGCGCTGGTACAAGAGTATAGAGAATGGGGACAAACTGAACAGGGAGAAGATTACAATATGATGTGGATGGAAGATTTAAACAATTATCGACACCTGATGGACTGATGGTGAACTGTCACAACCCCCTTGACCCCAAGGGGGTTTTCCTGTATATTAGCCATATTGAGACGCACACGCATGAATCTTCGTTCACACCAGTCCCGCATCGTTACCAAGATGCAAGAAACTAACAAGGGTCGTATCCTTGTTCCTACTGGTGGTGGTAAGACATTCTGCATGATTGTTGATGCAATCAATGCTCTCAAGAGTGGTCCCAAAACCATCGTAGTTGTTGCTCCACGTATTCTCCTTGCAAACCAACTTTGCAGTGAGTTCATGGAACAAATCTCTCACACATGGACGCACGTTTGTCATGTTCACAGTGGTGAGACTGAGTATTTCTCTACCACTAAATCTCATAAGATCGCAATGTTCAACAACGTTGCGCGTGCTGCATCCGAGTCCTGCATCATCTTCACTACTTACAACTCTTTGAACAAGATTGTGAGTGCAGGTATTGACATCGATATCATGTATTGTGATGAAGCACACAACTCTACCCGCAGAGATTTCTTCAAATCTGTTGCATCTGCGTCCATGATTGCGGAACGTTCTTATTACTTCACCGCAACTCCGCGTAATCACCGCAACCCACATGCAAACGGTATGAATAATACTCTTGTATATGGTGATGTGATTGAGAGAGTACCTGCACAAGAACTGATTGAGTCTGGTTCGATCATTCCTCCCACTATCCATACTCATGAGACTGATATTGTCCGTCAGAAGGATACTGCTGCAATGATCGATAGTGAGACTGTCCTGAGTATTCTTGACACTCTCGATGAGACCAACGCTGCAAAAGTTCTTGTTGCTGCACCATCTACTCGTGTTCTGTGGAACATGTTGACACAATCTGATGTGATCCAACAACTCACAGATCGTGGTTTTGAGATCCTGCATATCACCTCCAAACACGGTGCATATGTGAACAAAACCAAAGTGAGTCGTGAAGTGTTCTTTGACACTCTGACCCAGTATGGTAAGGACGAGAACAAAAAGTTTCTTCTCTTCCACTATTCCATTCTGTCTGAGGGTATCAATGTACCTGGTCTGACTCACTGCATTTTGCTGCGTAATCTTCCTCTGATTGAGATGGCACAAACCATCGGTCGTGTTATCCGTCTGCATATTGACGATATCAAAGATATTCAATCCGGTAAGATTCCCGCAGGTCAGTGTCAACTCTATCGCAAGTCCACTGGTTTTGTGACTGTCCCAGTTCATAAAAACTACGGTGGTGCTGTTGCAAAAAGACTGCAACGTGTCGTTGATGCTATTTTCAAGGAAGGTAAGGCGGTTGAGGCATTTGCCTGATCCAGTTTACGAACTGGTTTCAACCCCTTGACTCCAACCCCAAGTCAGGGTATATTGGCTATGTTGAGAGGAACACCTCTCACACTTGCACACAGATCACTCAGTTAGTTTTGGTTGATTCCAAGGTTAATTGATGTTCTTTATTTCCACACTATCATGACTCAAACAAACATCGTCGAAGAAGTTTTTGCAAAATCACCCAATCAATATCAAGGGTACACATATGAATATACTGATCTAGATACTGATCGCAAGTATATTGGTGTCCACAAAGGTTGTGTCACTGATTCATACAAGCATTCGTCTAGAAATGCTGAATTCAACAAAATCTTTCAAGACCCTGCATCTCGACTGAAGTACGAAGTTATTTCATATGGAACTTTTCGTGAGATGTTAAATCTCGAACACAAGTTGTTGAAAGAAGTAAATGCTAAGGACAATCCTCAGTATTTCAACAAAACTAATGGTGTGCAACAGTATATGACACCAGACCTGGAATCATGCCGTGAAATGGTTGAAATGATCCAGGCGAAGAAGTTTCCTATCACTTATGAAGATAAGAACGAACACGTTGACATGGAACGTCTTCAGGTTCGTTATCAGGATGATGATAAACTGCAAAAGTTGATCACTCAGAAACTAGATGATGCTGGTGGATCGGTTGATAAATGCAATCCGATTGTTGTATTTGAAGGTCGCGGAAAGAAAGGTGGAGATTGTCGTATTGATGGAAACCACACGTTCTATGGTGCATTAGCGTCAAAACATACGGTTGAAATTAAGATCATGCGTGTCTCATATCAGGAGGGTTTGCACCTCACTGATCTGGAAATGGAGACTGTTGCGGATCTGTTGAACGCACGACCTGATATTGTCAAGAAACCATGTAACGTTGCAGATGGTATCAAACACGTCAAGAGTTGGGTGTACAATGGTGCAGAACTTCGTGATGCAGAACTGGTTAAAGCTCTGCAGATGATGGGATTCACTAAAGGTGAAACCACTCGTATTTTGGATGGTGCGGAACAAGAACTGACAGAAGAAAAAGAGAAGGAAAAGAATGGTTCTGTATTCAAGAACTATAAGTCTGGTAAGTATCTCAAAGAGATGACTGCAAGGACTCAAAAATTGATGGCCCAAGACAATGCGATTGCATTGTATATGTCATCTGCAAAGTTCAGTCTCGAACGCATTGTTGATTCATTGTATGCAAACCGCAATGATGATATCAAGATTGTAAATGTTGTCATCCACCACCCATGTGTTGCACAAGAGAGGAAGTGGAAAGAGAACATTCAACCACAATGGTTGAAGCAACTGCGTTTCGTAATGAGTCAGTATGACTTCAACTTCATTGAGATGGATATGTGGGACGTTCCTGATGAAGACTGAGGATAAACCATATCCACAAGTGATTGCACTGATTGTCATTTTCCTGATGACGATCGGTGTGATTTTTCTAGGTTACAAGCACGGTCACATGTCCGTTGCTGCGGTCTACAAGTCACTGACCAGCTTCACCTGAGAACCCAGTCCACCACTAGAGGGAAAACGTGTTTTTTCCATATTTTCCCTCGTTTCGACCCATTGCACCCTGCTCCCCTCTAGAAATGCAAGAAAAACTCAAAGTGAACATCACCAATCAGAATATCGCAAATAATCTACTCAAAAGCGTTGGACAGTTGTTGAATGCTGAAGTCAAACATTACATTTGTTCAGATAAGACTACCCAACATGAGAAATATGTGATAGAATACAATCATTCCCGAAAGGATACATAAAGAAAATGGATTGATCATATGGGATATTTCGATACAATTCACTGCTCCTATGATTTAGGACCAAGTTTCCACAATCGATCACTACAAACCAAATCGCTGTATAAACAGATGATGGAGTATTGGTTATCGCCAAGTGGAGAATTGTACGAATTAGATTTCTCTGGTACGCAATCGTGGGTATTACGTAAAGAGGATATCTATCCATATGAGAGATTAACCTGGGAAAAGAATGGTTGTCATGGTAAAGTCCGTGCTACTAATCTAACCAGGGAGATCGAAGTCTATCCAGCTAAATGGGATGCCCATTATGCACCGTATCCACGCATTGTACTCACTATTGTAGAAGGTAAATTGTATGGACAAAATTACACCAGATACGTACAAGAAAATGAACGAAGAGTTCATTGAAGAAGGTACGCCGTTAAGACTCAACATTCCCACGCAAGAAGAAATAGACAAATGGCAAGCAAATAAACAAGACTTTCATACAAGAACAGTTGAACCAGTAGATATGGTTGCTGAGATGTGGGAAGAGTACAACAAAAAGAACTCCATTGAGGACAACACCAATGAAACCACATGATCGTATACTATACACAACACCGACAGATAACAAATCAAATTCACAATTAATCCTCGGACATGCATACACAATTGAAACAATCATAGACGGCAAGATCAAGGTTAAACATAAACAAGGATTCTTTGATCCAGATTGTTTCACACACATTGCCACGAATGAATATCATCTGACAATGGAGGACTATACAATCATACTCAATGCTCTACATTATTACAAGAAGATCGAAAAGAGAGGAGAGTTCGCACAGTATACACATGATAGGATTAATGCTGTAAGAGATATGTTATGTTATCAGTTATGTGATTCACCATTGAACAATAGGATGTAAATTATGTTTATCGAAATTGATTACAACTTAGTTAAAGTGCCAGATGAAATCATTGCTTGGTGTGATGTCATGACAGTAGATGCTGAACGTGATGATCTAAGGTATATGGATTGTATCTACATGAATATGGGTGAGTATGGCAATGAGATGCATGAATTAAAAAAGATGAGAGAACAACTTAAAAAAGAATTGAGAGTAGTGCCAGTATTTCAATAGTTTTCCACAAGTTCCGCGTATGTTGTGGAAAAACCTGTGGAAAAATAAATGGCTAATTAAATATGGCTTAGAGTTTTGTAATTATTATCATATATGTGTATAAGAGAGAATTATTATCATATATGTGTGAGAAACCTCTGAGAATCCTCTGTTATTATCAGATAAACCTCTGAGTTGTTGTTACCTTTACCCGATCGCTATGAAAAACGCAAGCGCTCTGAGCAACCCCCAGGCGACCCCAGAAGCATCCTCTGAGACCCTCCGAGTATATCAGGGTGGCAACCCCAAATTATTATCATATAACGTATAATTATTAACATATATGCGTGGCATATGAAATTATTATCATATAAGGTATACGTATAGGTTGACAGCTGACAGCAAGCCCAGTATAATAACACTGTCAGTCGTTCAAAGGACGCTCTATGGCTCAGATGCCCAGGATGAAAGGTGCCGTCACAGGCAACTTTGGGAAGGCTAAAGTAAAGGCTCGCCCAGGCACATATAATATTAGTAAGTACAGTCTTACTAAGAAAGAGATGCATATTCCACGCCCAGATGATGCCGTAGCATTATACATTGAGGCGTACAATACAACTGATGATCCACGATTACAACAATCATTAATGGAAATGATTCGTAATCACTATAACAAGAGGATCACAAATGTTTAACGAAGGAGATATTGTTACTTACAAAGAATT